AACCACCAACAAAGGGACAAGCGGTCCAAAGGGACGGACTGCGAAGTAGAAAGGGACAGAAGTATGGGCTGGAGAATGGTAGTTGTACGTGCGTGGGTGCCTGAGCAGGCTCCCGGCTACCCGTCGCACCCGATCGTGCTGCCGCCGGAAGAGGCTGGGCCGCCGCCGGGTGTTTGGCCGCCGGGGTCGGGCATCGACATGCCGACACACCCCATCGCACCAGGGGGTCCGCCGCCGCAGGTGTGGCCGGGGCCGGGATACCCCACTCATCCCATCGCCCCAGGCGGACCCCCTCCATCAGTCTGGCCGGGGCCAGGACAGCCCGCCCACCCGATCGCGCCGGGCGGTCCTCCCGCTGGCTTGTGGCCGCCGGGCAGCGGAGTGGACTTCCCGTCGCACCCGATCGCCCCCGGTGGGCCGCCACCCTCAGTGTGGCCCGGTCCCGGTCAGCCGGCGCACCCGATTGCGCCCGGCGGTCAGCCGCCCGACCTCGGCATCTGGCCCGACCCTGGGTACCCGGCGCACCCCATCGCCCCCGGCGGGGAGCCGCCTGGCATCTGGGGCGGGGCACCTCCGTACGTGGACGTCGGCTTCCCGCTGCCGCAGCCGCCGACGGGTGGGACGCCAACGCATCCCATCTACATGCCGCCGGTGATCTGGCCGGACCAGCCCGAGGGGCTACCGTCCTTCGACCCGGACCAGATCCCGATGCACCCGGACCTTCCGGATCTCAACTACGGAGTCTGGTACTGGGTCGACAACGACGGCGCGATGGAGCGCGCCTTCATCGCCCAGGTTGTCCGGCCTGGGCACGATCTACCGGGGTACACGCCCAACCTGCCGCCGGAGTCACAGCAGCCGGGTAACTGGGTGGTGTGCCTCGTCAACGCGCAGCGCCCGGCCTGGGCGTGGGTACCGACGCCGGCACCCGACCTGCCGCCGTCAACCGACGACCCGCATGTTGAGCACCACGGCGTCAAGGCGTAGGGAGGGGTCGTGGTAGCAGCCAGGAAGAAACCAGAGCAAAGGACCGGCGCGGGTTCCGGGGTCCTTGATGACCCGCGCTTCCTTTCAGTGTCAAAGGGTGCCTCGCGTGCAAGGGAAGTTCCCGTTCCCCTTGCGAACCCCAACTGGCATCCCCAGGCGCAGAGCTGGTTCCGCTCCCTGGCACGCAGTGGCCAGTCCGAGTTCTATGAAGCCTCGGACTGGGCCACTGCCGTACTTGCCGCGCAGATCTATGACATGTTCCTGCGGACGTACCGGGCGAACCTACTGCCGTCATTCGAGCGGTTGTCGGCGCGGCTCGGCGTGACGGTAGCCGACCGGAAGCGCAACCGTATCGAACTCAACGAGCCTGACGTTACTGACGTCGATGAGGAAGCTGCCGACCAGGCGGTCGTCGACTGGCACGGCCGCCTCGGCATCGTGCGGGATACTGGAACGGACGGGTAGCCATGGTCAATTTCAATCCTGGCGAGTTCCGTGGGTTCCACGGGCGCTGGATGATGGGTGGAGAGCGCCACGCTCACCTACGGCGCAGAAGGGGTGGAATCGTTGGCGCGTTCGAGCGTGCTGCCAGTACCGGCGTCAGGGATGCACGCCAGTCTGAACGGGCCGCTGCCAGGGCCGAGAGAACTGCCAGTGCGGATATCCGGCGTACTGCCGAGGCTACTGCGAGGGCACGCGGAATCTCCTCGTCAATGATGAGGGATGCCGAGAGGCGAGCGGGTGTCGGCCGGGGCACTGAAAGGACAGCAGCCGAGAAGGCAAAGAGCGAAGAGAAAAAGGCGGCACGGCCACTCCGTAAGAGACAAGGACGACGGTACGGGCGTGGGTATCACAGGGGGTTGTACGGACGGCGAGGCGGCGGCCTTGGAGCTGGCATTCTTAGGGCGGCTGCCCTAGCACGTCTGTTCAAGGGAAGCAAGAAGACTACTCCCAAACTCAGTACCAAGGTACCGAGCGTACCGGCTGCTAAGAAGAAGGCAGCTGCCAAGAAGAAGAAGGCAGCGCCCAAGAAGAAGGCAGCGGTAAGGCCGCGTACCATCAAGCCGCCGAAGGCACCTACCGGGAAGAGACCATCGACCGGAAAGGGCGGCAAGGGAGTAGCCCAGAAGGTTACGCCGTCGGCGCAGGTAATGGCGAATCTTGCCGGGTATGTTAATGCTCCTGGCGGCAAGCGGGCCGGTATTGGTGTGGCTGGAAGGGCATCGGCATCAAGTACCGGGCAGACGGCCGGGTCGCGGGTAGGCGGGGCAGGACGGTCGATGGCTGTCGGACGTGGACGGCGCTGATGCTATGTATAGTGACATTGCGCCTCGTGACCGCCTGGTAACTCTGCCGGAAGGATTGCCTCGGCTGACCCTTGGGTGGGAGGCAATCCACTGGGCGTCTAAGTACCTCAAGCAACCGGACGGGCCGGATGCTGGCGAGCGCTGGGAGTTTACGGAATCGCAGGTTCGCTTCCTTCTGTGGTGGTACGCGATACGGGAGGATGGGCGTTGGGTTTTCTATCACGGTGTGCGTCGCTACCCAAAAGGCGCTGGGAAGTCCCCATTCGCGGCTGTACTAGCAATGATCGAGCTGCTAGCGCCCGTTCGCCTGCTCAAATACGATCTCGACGCGCCTGGTGGATGTCTTGGCAAGGCTGTATCTATGCCTCTCGTTCAGATCGGCGCTTCATCTCATGACCAGGCCAACATCAACACCATGCGGATGGTGCGAGCGCTTCTTCCCAAGAATAGCCGTATACTGCGAGATTATGACGTGGAGGCTGGGAAGACAATCTTCCACGTACCTGGTGGAGGCCAACTCATGGTCATCACTTCGTCTCCGACAACGGAGGAAGGTGCTCTTGTCACATTTGCCATTCTCGACCAGACAGAGAGTTTCACGCCAACGAATGGCGGTATCGACCTGGCCGAAGTAATGGACCGTAACGTCGGTAAGTCGGGTAACCGAATTCTGGAGACCTCGAATGCCTGGGAGCCGGGGAAGGAAACCGTTGCTGAGAACACGTTTGATGCTTGGGTGGCGCAGGAGGAAGGGCGCCTCAAAGGCAAAGGTCGTATCCTATATGATGCTCGCATGGCCCCTCCTGATGTCGATTTCGATGACGTCGCCTCGATTCGAAAGGCTGTCGCATTTGCTTATGGCGATGCTTATTGGGTGGATGTTGAGGACATTGTGGAGAACCGTATCCTCTCGCCTCGCACACCGCTTGATGTCTCGAAGCGTTATTATCTCAATTGGCCAGAGTCTCCAGAAGACGCCTGGACCACACCTCAGCGCTGGGCGCGGCTATCTGATCCGGACTTCAGGATTGAGGACGGCTCGGATATTGCTATGTTCTTCGATGGGTCTCGCACTAATGACGCTACGGCTCTTGTGGGCTGTCATATTGATACTGGATTCGTATTCTCTCTTGGAATCTGGGAGCCTTTGGGAGCCGGGAAGCCGATCCCGGTTGATGAGGTACATTACGCCGTCCGGGCTGCTAAGGAAAAGTGGAACGTATGCGCGTTCTTCGCGGACGTTAACGAGTGGGAAGAGTCCACGAAGATAACCTGGCGTGCGGAATTCGAAGAAACGCTGGATGTGTGGGCGGTACCGACCGGGCGCGACCCGCAGCCGGTTGCCTGGGACATGCGCTCGCACGTAGCGGAATTCACGCATGCGTGCGAGATGGTACTTGGCGAGATTGATTCGTCTGTGCCGTCATTTAAGCATGATGGCGACTCGGCGCTAGGCCGCCACGTAGCGAATGCCAGGCGTCGGCCGAACCGCTGGGGAGTGTCGATCGGCAAGGAATCTCCAAAGTCGCCTAAGAAAATTGACGCCTGCGTCTCGATGATCGGGGCGCGGCATGCTCGCCGTCTCGTACTAGCCTCAAAGAAGTACAAGGAACGTAAGGAAAGTGCCGCCAAAAAAGGTGGCCGTCGTGTTTGGAGTTTCAGCTAATGAGAAGGTTCACACTTATAGAGCTGATGCTTATGGTATCGGCCGGATGCTTCATAGTCATTACGATCGCCGTAGGGCATATAGCTGGGTGGTGGTAGTATGATTATCGGTACGAATGACGTTGTTGAGGTCGTCAATATAGCGCTCGACGCTAGGCAGGCCGAGCAGACCCGCCTGCGTCGTATCGGTCAGTACGTTCGCGGACGGCAAGATCCTCCCTATATTCCTAGGGGCGTTAATGCTGAGTACCGTTGGATTGCTAAGAAGGCAAGGCGCAACTTCTTGCCGCTCGTCGTGTCGGTGATCTCGGAGAACCTACACGTTGACGGGTACCGGCCGAGCGGTACGACCGCAAACGAGATGGCGGCTCCACAGAAGCCGCAACCAGAGTGGGATTCGTTCCGGGCAAATCGAATGGTGTCGCGGCAGCACGGGGTTCATCGCTCGGTTATCAAGTATGGTGCGGCATACACCCTCGTGCTGCCGGGGCAAATGTCTTCAGATGAGGAACAGCTCGCTGACGTCCCGGTGATCCGGCCGGTATCGCCGCGTCGGATGACAGGATTCTATGCGGACTCGATTGACGACGAGTGGCCGCAGTTTGCTATCGAGGTGGACATCAAGGATCTGCCTAAGGGCAAGCAGCAGATGATCATATACGTCTATGACGAGAAGTACAGGTACATCCTGCAGGGGAATGTCTCGCCGAATGCTACGGCTGCTCAGCTTCAGCTAGCGGACGCATCGAATGCTCTTCTTCAGGGACAGCCGACGGTAGCCGAGCATAATATGGGTATCTGCCCGGTCGTCCGATTTCTGTATGAGGTTGACCTTGACGGTGAGGAAGACTGTACGGGCGAGATCGAGCCGATTATGCCGATCCAGGACCAGATCAACTTCGATACGTTCAACCTGATGATCTCGACGCAGTTCGCCGCGTTCCGGCAGAGGTACGTCGCGGGTATGGCGCCGGTCGATGAGGAGGGACGGGAGCAGGCTCCGTTCCGGCCGGGCGTTGACCGGGTATGGGCGTCGGATGATCCCCAGACCAAGTTCGGTGAATTCGGGGAGACGGCGCTACAGCCGTACTCGCTAGTGCGGGAAGACGGCATACGTCATATGTCGACAATCTGCCAGGTACCGCCGTATCACCTGCTCGGTCAGGTTGCGAATATGTCAGCTGAAGCGCTCGCTGCGGCGCGGGATGGTTTCGACCGGAAGATCGAGGAACTTCAGGCCGCCCTAACCGACCCGTGGCGGAACGTCTTCCGGCTCGTGGACCTGGCATCAGGAAACCAGTCGGGCTGGAACGACCTGTTCGGAACGATTGTGTGGAGGGATACGTCGGCGCGGGCATTCACGTCAACGATCCAGGGCCTGGTCGCTATTGCGCAGCAACTCGGCGTACCGGCTACGGAGCTATGGCAGAGAATCCCAGGAGCTACTGCTGATGACGTTGCCTCCTGGCAGCTCGCATATCAGAGGCAGCAGGCTCAGCAGATAGTGGAGAATATGATTCAGCAGCAGGCGGCAGCGGCCCAGGCTGCGGCTACCAGTGTCCCTCCGGGCTCGGTACCTCCTGGGCAGGCTCCAGGCGTTGGCGTAATTCCGGCCGGTGGGGTTGGTCCTATCTCGCAGCCGCCGCCGGCATTGCCTCCTGGCTCGCCTCCTGCTGGGGGAGGTCCGGCTCAGCCATGATGATTCCCGTTTCCGACAAGCAGGCATCAGACCTGCTATTCAGTATGTACCAAGGACACCAGAAGATGATCGCGGCGCGGGTGTCGGCGGCTATCGGGTCATTCTGGTTGTCGATGATTGACCCGGCATACTTCGGCGATACGTGGAATCGCTTTAACCCGATCGTGAGAGGTATCATTGATACTCACTATCAAATGTGCGCTGCTGATGCTAGTAACTACTATGGGCTGTCTCGTGCTGTTGCTGGTTTCTACGGGCCTACTGTCCCTGGCAGTTATCTTGGTAGTGGCTACCTTGAGACATTGACGGACAAGGCAGGTAAGGGATCGTTCTACCAACACATTGATAGCGGCAAGACTGTAGCGGTAGCCTCAGAGATGGCTCGGCGCGGTCTTATGGGCGCTTCGGTGCGGGTAGTCCTTAATGGCGGACGCAATACGGTAACAAATGCAGCAGCGGGGGATAATGTTGCTACTGGCTGGGAACGTATTGTTGAATCTAGCCCTTGTGCCTATTGTGCTATGCATGCTGCTAGCGGTGGTGTACGCAAAGACCAGTCATTTTCGTTCCGTGCGCACGATCACTGTACGTGTCTGGCTCGCGTTGTGTTCCGCGGCCAAGAGTCAGCTAATGCGGGACTTGTTTCTGACTGGCAGAGAGTCACAGCAGGACAAAATGGAAAGGCCGCCGTAAAGGCCTGGGATCAGTACTGGAGTGAGAAGAATGGCAGCAACGGGAACGGCGGTGGCGGGGCAGAAGCTACGCCAGCGTCTACAGCAGAAGGGGCAGGCTATGCCCCCGTCGAAGACCAACCAGTCGGACTCGCCTAGGTTCCCCATTACGGGGCGTACTGGTCCGAACTCGCTGGCGTCGGCTATCAAGGCGGTTGGCCGGGCGCGGCCGAACACGCCGGCCGAGCACAACAAGGTCCGCGCCTACATCAAGAGGGTCGCCAAGAAAAAGGGATGGGGCAGCGACGTCCCCGACTCCTGGGGGAAGGGCGGCGGCAAGTGAATACCATACTTCTGCGCTCGGGCGCGGAAGTGGAGATGCTCGGAGTCGATGAGGACTCCGGGTGGCCGCTGATCGAGATTCCCGGCATCGGCCTAGTAGCGGTCGATCCGGTCGAGATCCAGGAGGGGTGGAATGACCGAGACGATTGACGCTGTCATCAGCACTCTAGATGAGCCGGTTCAGCAGTCGGTTCTGTTCTTCCCGGCCGGGAATGATGTTCAGGTGACCGTGCGGTATCCTAACATTCCCGACGGTACTGGGTGTCAGTCGGAGTTCTACTACAAGGCCGATCGTACGACTTCAGACACAGATCCTTCGACGGTAGTCTTTACTTCCCTGGTCGTCGTGGACCCGGATAACACTGGGGCAACGATGTCGACGTTCACCATCGACTCTGCGGACAACGCCATGGCCGGAGCATACTGGTGGAGGATCGATTTCCTGGATGCGGCGGATTCTAGGACAACCGTAGGATTCGGGACACTGATAGTGGAGGCCGTGTGATGGGAACTAATCCCCCGGAACACACGCAGATGCCGCAGCAGCTACTTCGGTACTGGACTACGGGCGCTGGCGCGGCCAAGCTTCACTGGGGAGTACCCGGTGACTTCGATGCCTGCGTCACTACACTATCCAAGTACGTCTCGCCGGGTATGGTCAAGGGGCTTTGCGCTAATATTCACCGGCATGCGACCGGCGGCTGGCCGGGTCACGCGCCCGGTGAAGAAGCGCTCCGAAAAGTCAAGGGCTGAAGGGTCTAGACTTCCGGGCCGGGATAGGTTATAATCGCGGTAGGCATGGAACTGGAGGGGAGTTCGATGAGTGAGGTTGAGGTGAGGACCGGCTCAGTGCGGACTTCGCCGACCCAGATGAAGACTCGCGGCGGTCGTCCCCCTCGCCTGGTTCCTGTAACCGAGAAGATGCCTGAAGTCGATCCCCGTTATAGTTCCGTTATACAGACTCTTACGGTCTTGCCTGCGACGATCAACCT